TATATATGTTATACAGTGTATAGTATATATGTATATGTGTTACTGGTAAATAGGTTATTGGGGGCGCGGGTTTAGGCGCGGATGGTAAGTTGTTGATTTTGTTAGGCGGAGTTAGTAAGTGATGAGTAAGTGGCGTGTAAGTTATTGTAAAGAAAGGAGATGAGGTTAGTAAGTGAGGTGTAAATGAGAGGTAAGTGTGGAGTTAGGGCCTGATCCAGTGGTGGAGAGGCCCAGTTCATGATGGAATAGTTGGTGAAAAATTAGGAGGTTGAGGTATTTGCGGTCTAAAATTTTTTTTAAATTGGTTTTAAAAGTGGTTGTTAGTTACTTGGTTTACAGTTAACCTCTGTTTCTTTAAAGTCTGGTGAGTCATGGGCGCAGATCATTACCTTAAGTTTGTACTTAGACCTTTTAACATGATCTGTGATCTTAGTGTTTAGGCGCGACATTGCATCATTCAACGTATTACCAGCCGCAACTACATTAAACTCTTTAGAGCGCACCATATAGTCATGCTCACCTAATTTAAATTGCTCTATAACTACGTCTGTACCATCGGTCCTATCCAGTAATTCTGACAGATTATAAACTTTTGTGCGGTCAAACTTATCTGGTTCTTTAAAATTGAAATATGTAAATGCTATAAATAATCCAGCAGCTAATATACAACCTGAAATACCAGCTATATCAACCCAGTGTAGTTTAATCATAGTCCTAGTAGATCCTTGTACTTCTTATTTGGGGCCGGAGTTGGTCCAATATTCTTTGGTTGTTGCATAACTGCTGCTGCTTCATCCGAATCACCTTCAAATTCAGTTTTGCAGGCGTCACTACAAAACACCTCTAACTCGTCTCTGCCCAGTATCTCAGACCCCTCAGTAAGTGAGATAAAGCAGTTATCGCACCAGAGTTCTGATGGTTTCTTTTGTTTACTCATTGGTAGTGCCTTTCCAGCCTTGTGCTATTCTTTGGCGCTGGATCTTCGAAGATAGCAGATGCTACGAAAACTGTGATGATAATAATGCAGATCACTCCGAACAATAGTTCTAGCGGTGTCATTGGTTTCTGTTCTGGGTACATATTACTCCTGTAATGTATTCCATAGTTTATATAGCGGAGATTTCCATTCCACCGGAAAGTATGACCCGCTGTACTCACTATGTTGGCCTTCTGTATCAGCCCTCTTCCTATCATAAACCTCTGAAGGAAACCACCTAGTAGATAAGCACCTGCATTGTAGCCGGTAAGATGGTTCCCAGCTACCGTCGTCATCTAACTCTGGTAATTTCTTACATATCTTACAAAGCCTTAGTTCGGGTTGATCCATCTTTCAATCTCCTCGTTGGTTAGGTTCAGCACAAAAAGCGGGCAGATTCTCATCTCAATAGTCTTGTCTTCTATATTCATGATATGGTAAGCCAGACCATCGTCTTCTACACTTGCTATTCCTAAGAATTCAATCTCTGGTGTCTTGTCACATAGAGCTTGTATTTTATTTATACAAGCCTCTAAGTTAAATTCATATTTCTTTTTTGGGGTAAAAATTGTATCCATTAGTAAAGTAAATCCTCTGGGAACTCCTCTTGACTTTGGGTGCCGAGGATATCTAACAAGTCTGAGCTGTTGTACATTGCCCAGTCACAGTAGGGGCAGATAGCAGTCACTGCTTCTATTCTATGTTCTGAACCGTATCCGCTAACATCAAATATATTTTGACATCTAGGACATATAATCGTCATCTTTTTCCCACTTTACATACTCTATCTTAATCTCACCGGAGCGTAGCCCATCTGATATGATCTTATCAATCCTGGCGCGTACCTGCTCTTCTGATTCTCTTAGCTGCTGCCCCATCCTACGGGCAGCTTCTGTCTTTAACCATAACTGTAGCTTTTCAGAGTTAGCTATTTTCTTGAAAGCCTCCACCTCGTTCTGGTGTTGAGTCCTGAAAACTCTAGATTCAGCCACTGCTCCGCTTGGCGGGTGTATAAATCTTACACCAGTCTCTACTTTATTTACGTTTTGACCGCCATTTCCGCCAACTCTAAACGTCTGTCTTATGAAATCTTTTTTTGTTAATGAGAATAATAAATACATTACTCTACTCCATGTGCATGATTTTCTGAAAATCCTTGTGAAGAAACTTCAACATAGTCAAAATTATTCTGTAGTGTTGCTATGTTAGTGGCTCCTCCGTAAGAAATACCAGATCTAACACCGTCCATTAGGCCGTTAACAACTGACTTTAGCGGGCCAGTACACCTTACAAAGGTTGATTCCCCCTCAATATTCTCTATTGTGGTGTTGGCGCTGGCTTTACCGTACACTGAAGCAGACCCAAAGTACAATTTCTTCTCGCCGGCTGGCGTTAATGTCTTGCTACTGGCTGATTCATCTGTTCCTGCGAGTAATTTACCTAACATTACAGCGCTTGCCCCAGCAGCAAGGGCTTTTACTATGTCACCAGAGTTCTTTATACCACCATCAGCAATAACGTCAACAGCATTATTTGATATATCCATTACAGATTGCAGTGTTGGTACTCCAAAACCAGTCTGAACTCTAGTTGTACACATTGATCCACCACCAATTGAAGCTTTTACTGCCAGTCTCTTATAATCATTAGGAAATACCGTGTCTAAAATATCTGTTAAGGCTGACCAAGTACTGATTTGACCAAAGATAACCGGGTAATTGTCTGGTGTATTTGCTAAAACTTTACTTAAAAATTTAATAGCTGGTTCGCTATGACCATGGGCCACGTCTATACAAACAATATCTGAATAAGGAATTAGCTTTTCAAGTCTGACAAGACTATCATCGTCAATTCCTACTGAGAATCCTACGATGCCGCCGTCTTCCTTAGCCTTCTTCGCCTCTTCTCTGTTCTGCTCAATACTCATGAACCTATGTAGAATACCTAGTCCACCTAGTTTACTTATCTCTTTAGCCATCCGCCAACCACAAACAGCCGACATATTAGCAGCGATGACCGGGATTTTTAGATTAATCCCGGCCACTCTGGTTGATAGGTCAGCATGTTTTCGACTACTTAAAACTCCTTTTTTAGGCACTAAAAGTATGTCGTCAAAACTTAATGCTTTTTTCATTACTTCTTTTTTGTTACTTTCTTTAAGTCATCTACTTGTCGCTTTAGAGTTACTAGTAAGTTGGCTAAATCTTCAATATTACCTTCATCTGTTTCTGAACCATCCTTCATCAGAGATTCAAACTTCAAATGAAGCAGTTCATGTACCAAGGTAATTTCGATGTCTGGAGCTAGTAAACTATCAGGACTTAGATAGGTTGGGTGATTTATAACAATGTAACCTTTACGCATTTTATAATCACCAGTAGCGTAACCATGACAATCAGATTCAATCTCACCGACCTGCGCGTATCTGACAGTGATATCCCAATCAAGCATTCTTAGGAATTTCTTCCAGGTTGCGGTTAATTTTAGTAATTTGTTTTCAGTCATTGTTCAAAGACTTAGCCGTTCCTATTATACCGGCGTCTGCTTTTGCTAGGTATGTTGACCTAACATTCGCAAATACACTATTTGTACCTTTGTAGCTATCCACTATAAACTTATTTAAGAAGTGGTTATGCTGCATCTGAGCCATTTGCGAAAAACCTTCTGTGGCAAAGACTACTGCAACACCCTTTGTAGCCACATTCTTAATCATCTCGTCTATAATGTACTTGCTATAATTCTTGCTGGAGTTTTCATGACCGTCCGTGTAGATATAGACAAGTGCTGAATAGTCTTCATCATTAACCTCTAAATGTGTTGATAATGACTCTCCGATTGCGTCGTATAGCGCCGTCATATCCCCAAGAGGCTCTTTTAGAATTTTTGGAATAAACAGTGAGTTTAATGATTCATTAGTCAGTAGCGCAGTAGTGACCCTTTGAACTCTTGTGCTAAAGAAGATAAGCTTTACCATGTAGTTTCTATCTTCTTTTAGCATTGTTTTTAGTTGCTCAATTGTTTTTTGTTTTACATCGTTGATCTGCCATTGCATGGAGGCAGAGAAGTCTATTACAAAATCAACTGGTATCGTTTTATCTTTTTTATTTTTAATTCTTAATGCCATTAATCCTCCACACTTACCATAACATCATCACCAAACACGATAACTTCACTGTCATCTGTCACCCTGCCCTCTAACTCTAACTTCTCAATAACCTTTTTTAAATCACCTAATGTGCCGTCACAGGTGAAAATAGTTTCATAAATCATATTCTTAGGTAGCATTCCTTAAACTCCAGTTGACCCTACTCCGTTTGCTCCGCGCTTACTTTCACTGATAATCTTCTTAACATCTTCTTCTGAATTTGCTACTGACACAGTTGCATCTTTTACACCGAAGTAAAAATTAAAAACTAGTTGAGCAATTCTATCACCAATCTTAATTTCAAAAGGTTTAGTGCCATGGTTAATCAGAATAACCTTTACTTCACCCTTATATCCAGGGTCAATTGTACCTGGGGAATTCAAGACAGCTACTCCGTGCTTAGCTGCTAGACCACTGCGAGATCTAACTTGTACTTCAAAACCGCTTGGTATGTCAATAAACACCCCGGTCCTAATTATCTTATACTCGCCTGGGTTAATCACATCATCTACGAATGAGCAAATATCCATACCTGCGTCTTCGTCTGGACCGTGAGCATACTTTGGCATAACCGCCATTTTACCATCTTCGTTTAATAAAATAAATTTCATTTCTTTGCAAAAACCTTTTCAACAATAGTTTCTATAGAGGTCGCTAGCAACTCTTCCATAGTCTCGACATTCTCATCTACTTGCTCACGTAATTTTTCCAAGGATAGTCCGAAATTTTTTAGCAATCCTATGCTTACATGAACTGCCTCGTGAATTAGAGTTGTCTGCAATAGACTATCTTCTGACATAAAGACTATGGCGCAACATCTCGGCCCTGATTTTGGCAGATCGTACCCTATATAGTAACCACTCAAGTCTTCAGTTATCTCAACTTCTTTTGAGGAATACCCTTTTATGTCTTTTAACATTACTTCTTTTGTTGGGCTTATACGAACTAGACAAAATGGCGTTTTAGCCACATTGTTCTTACCAACAAACTTCTCTAACGGGTAGACCTTTATTTGTTTTACTTTTCCCAAGTCTTTGTTACCTTCCCAGAAGCGGGCATTTTGATTGACTTAACAAAGTCTGCCCCAGCCCTAAGCATACAATCCTCAATAATTGTCTTAGCTTCTTCTGCATTCTCTGTTGGACCTTCATAAATAAATTCGTCATGGACAAACATTACTGGTAGAAAACCTAACTGCTTTAACTTTGAAAAGAATAGATACTTCATGGCCCTCTTAGCTATATCAGCGTTACTGCCTTGGATTGGGGTATTCTTACCTTCTCGCTCGATGCTGCCATACATGACAGCCATCTTCTTACTGACCATCCAGCTTTCTACTTTTTTGTCTGTTCCCTTACAATCTTCTCTAACGTACTCTTCGCACTTATCCCATGTAGGTTTATTAAAGTTTCGTATTCTTCCAGCTATTGTCTTAGCTATTCCGGTCATCTTTGCTGTTGTACCAGACTTGTCCAACATAGCTGCTAGTTTCTTTAGCTTGGCTTTCCACCTAGCCAGGATCTGTTCACACTCTTCTTTTGGCCTACCAATAGAATCCGATAATTTACCTGCCGCCATACCATAAGCAATACCGAAATTAACAGCTTTAATCCAGTCCCTCATGATCTTGTGCATTTTACAAGAACATTTAGCACCAGTCTTCATATACTTACAATCAGGTAACGCAGCGTCTTCCCATTCTTGACCTAGCACCATGTGAGCTGAAATTGAGTGGACATCTTTCCCCTGGTTAAAAGCGTCAATCCAGCTTTGTTCACCAGAAATCTCAGCCATGATGCGCAACTCGCAACCATCAAAGTCTGCTACAACTAGAGTGTAACCGTCTCTCATGGACTGGAAACCTAGTCGCCAATCAAACGTATTAGGGTCGTCTGGGTTCTTAGTAGGAATATTTTGTAAGTTAGGGGAGAAGCAAGATGTTCTTCCAGTTTCTGTACCTAACTGCGATAACGTTGCGTGAATTCTACCAGTCTCTGTTGTAACGTTAGAATTATAGAAGCTCTTACCATACGACTTTAGCAGCTTACCTGTTGTCCTGTACGCCTGTAATGCTTTAATGACTGGGCTATCAATACCTTTTAAACTTCTGTCATTAGTATCTTTAAGTTTTTTGAAGCCCATCTTTTTAAGAGCTTCTAGGACCTGAGTCGGCGAATCATAATTGATACACGCCATACCCTCATAAAGATCCTTGCTACCGTCGAATTCTTTTATTTGACGGCGAGCCTCTTCAAAGTCTTTTCTATAAGCAGCCCTTAATACCTTATCTTTTTTCTCATCTTTCCAGCGGGCTTCTAAGAAATCCAAGTTATAAACAGGTGCGTCTAGTTGTTTTTGCCCTACAATCGGTACAAAGTATTTGTCTAGCTCTGCAACATTCTCTTTATGTTTTTCTTCACAGGCGTCACAAAGATCAAACCAAGTTTTCTGGTCACAATAGAAACCATTAAGCTTAGCCTTAGCAAACCACATTATAGCGTTGTTCTCAATCTCCATAACTTCCATTAAGCCTAGCTGAGTTAGCTGCTTAATCTGACCGTTCATGGTAGCCATTGGGAATCTAACGTCAGCAGCGGCATAAATAAGCTGCTCATCTGTAAGTGGTGACTCAAGATCGAATGACTTTTGTAGGTCTTTCGACATTTTAAATCCAGTGTATTTAGCAACAATGTCGTCTGCTGCGAAATAACCTGACGACTTTGGATGAACCTTACCAGCTAATAACAACCTTTCAGCTAAGGCTGAATCAAATAAACCAAAGATGTCCATCCCAAAAGACCAAGAGAAAACCTCACATTCAAATTGCAAAGAGTATCCAGCTTTGGTATAATGAGATGAGCACAGCAAAGGCTCTAGAGCTTTTGCAATGTTTGCAAACCACTTTGGGCACTGGTAGTTGCCCTGTTCCATCAGGGCCTGGGTACTACCTGAGATCGACAATAGATCAAAGATGTACTGAACATCTCTTGTGCCTAGCTGTATTGTTCGGCACTTTCGATTTACAAAAGAAGGTACCACATTTGTTTCCACGTCTAGCCCGAACACCCCTCCATCGCCGACCTTTTCTAAAAGGACCGCGCACGCGCGTATAGCGTCTTCTTCATTAGTGACTAAGATAGGGTTTAGTTTTGGGTTTAGCTCGTCAAATGTCTTCATCTTTTCTCCACATCAATCATTATACCATTCCATCTAAGAATTGTCAACTAAAAAAAAAGATAAAAAAAGTTGAAAAGTTGTCGCTTGACTTTCACGATTTTTTGTGCTATAATAAACATAGTGTTGCCCCGCTGGTTGGCAGAGAGACGAGAGGATATTAGTAAACCAAGCAAATCTCTGCAAAGTTTGCAAAGCACCACTTTTCTACACAACAATTTGTGTGAAAAATTTTCAGAGGAAAGAATGACATTCGGTACTTTCTTAAACACAAAATTATTTAGTAGGGGTCTTTCGGTCCTAGAGTTCTGTCAACTAGCAGAGATCTCCCGCGCAGCCTGCCACTTCTATCTGATGGACCAAAGGTGCCCTCAGCCAGAAGCTCTCATTAAAATGGGGAAAGCTCTTGATCTAGATCCATTGTATATGGCGAGGTTTGTATCCCCAAAACCAGAGGGACGGATGAGATCACAGAGAAATAAAATCGGACCAAAGATTGTGATAGCTAACAATCAGATTCTTCATAAGAAGTTAAAGATCAACCTTAAGAAGAGATATATGAAGAAGCTTAATAAATTACTAGAGCAAGAAAAAAATTTAAAAAAAGATGCAAATTCCACATCTTAATTTGCTATAATAGTAGTAGAGGAAAAAATAATGGTGTTATTAAAAGCGCAAGAGCTTTTAGATAGGGCTCATAAAGGCGAAATACTAACATCAAAAGAACGCCGCCACTGTATTGATTATATCCTAGCAAATAGCTCCGGGTCAAATCCAGATGATAGCAGTTTAAAGGGTAAACATTTAGTACCATTAACTAATCAGGAGATGGCCGACCTATTTCAGGTTAGTGTTAGACAAATTACTAAGGATAAGAACTTAGTAAAGAAGCAACGTGCTAAAGATATCAGTGATGAAGACGTTACATTAGTACTCGCGGATTTAAGTTATATATTCGATGAGCAGCTAGCCAAAGCCAAGAGGGCACTTAACATGGCTAAGCCTGGAACGGATATTTATTTAAAGTATCTTAGAACTATCGCGGACTTAGCAGTTCAGCGAGTTAAGATACTACAAGATCTTGGTTATTATCCAAAGAATATTGGTAATATTACAGTTGACAATTATGAGTTTACAGCAAACATCAATCCGATGACGGGTAAAGCTCAAGTATCAAAAGGCAAAGACAATAAAAATGTAATTGATGTCACCGCCCAGTTGATAAAGGATGAAACGTTCTTTGAAGTAACACAAGAAACAAAAGAAGATTTGGCGGGCTAGTGGACAGGTGCCATTCTTGGCTCATAACCAAGCGAAGCTGGTTCAATTCCAGCGCCCGCAACCAATTTATTCCTATGTAGCTCAAAGGTAGAGCAGCCGGATGATAATCGGCAGGTTAAAGGTTCAAGTCCTTTCGTAGGTACCAATTTAAAAAAGGAAATAAATGAAGAATAAACTAAAGAAAATTATGCTGTTAGCTATAGGATCTTCAGTTCTAGGGCTAGTTACAGCATATGCATGTAATTACCCATGGGAAGTTAGAGAGTGTAGTTTTGTAGAGGTTGGTGGACCAATTGGTGGTTTTTGGAATTGTAGTTGTGAGCCGTATTACGGAGACAACTAAATTATAAAGTGTTTGTATGGGTCGTCATATTTGTGGCGACCCTTTAGTTGCGTCTATGAATAAAAAAGTTACCCTAAATTTACCACCAGCACATCCAATGCAGCACGAGCTAATAACTAAGTTAGATAAAGATCCTAACTTGAAGTTTATTATTGGGGCCTGTGGCTCAAAATTTGGTAAGCTTATATCATTAAGCACGTTGATCCCAACAACTTGCGGTGTAAAAGAACTGCGCGATTTAAAAGAAGGTGATTATGTTTTTGCTGTAGATGGCTCACCAACATTGGTAGAGTATATTACTGATACAGTAATACCAGAAATAGCTTACAAAGTCACATTCTCAGACGGCACAGAAGTCATAGCTTGTTCAGAACATTTGTGGGAAACAACGACACACACCACAAGAAAAAATTTAGCAAGAGTTAACAATCCTAAAGATAGAACAAAGTCAACTAATTCAAAAGCTGAAGTTTTAACTACACAACAAATTAAAGATACACTAAACTATGAATGTAATGGCGTATCAAAACCTAATCATTCCATTGACAATTGTGGACCTGTTAAATTTCCAGAAAAGAATTTTATTTTAGATCCTTATGTTCTAGGTGTTTGGCTTGGTGATGGCTCGTCTAAAAATAGTATAATTACTCAGCATGTAAATGAGCACGAAGAACTACTAGAAAACTTTAAACTTGCAGGTTTTAATCTAACAAAATTAGAAGATAATAGAAACCAGCATTTTAAATGTCCTGAGTTATTACCACTTTTAAAGCAATTAAATGTTTTTGATAATAAGCATATACCTGAGAGTTATCTTTACGGATCAGTAGAACAACGACTAGCGCTGCTGCAAGGGTTAATGGACACTGATGGCACCATAGATAAAAAAGGACATTGTACTTTTGACAACACAAATAAAAACTTAGTTGATGGTGTTGCATTTTTAGCCGCCTCACTAGGTATTAAGTGTAATAAAGCTGAACGTGTGGGTAGATTATACGATGTAGATAAAAAGATTTGTTATAGAGTTTGGTTTACAACTGATCTACCAGTCTTCAGACTCAAAAGAAAACTTGATCGTCTTCGCCCGGTATCACAAAAAGCGAAGCAAAGAATGATTGTTTCAATCGAGCCAACCATTCCTGTACCAATGAGATGTGTAAGAGTATCTGACCATAGGCATTTATTTCTTATTACAGAATCTTTTATACCAACACATAACACTTATGGTTGTGTTTGCGCTATAACTAAAAATGCTTGGACTAAAGATGGTTCATTAAACTGGTGGGTAGCACCAACATATTCACAATCTGAAATGGCTTTCCAAAAGACATTGGAGTTTTTACCTGAAGGCTTTTATAAAGCCTATAAAGGTGATTTAAAGATTGAGATTCTTGATCCAAACAATAAAGTAAGAAGTTTATTGGAATACAAGTCAGCAGATAAAGAGGGATCTCTTAGAGGTTTCGGTGTTCATTTCTTTATTCTAGATGAAGCCGCTCGTACATCATATGATGCATATGTTTCAGTAATTACTACAACTACACAAGTTGGTGGTAGAGGAATAATTATTTCTACACCGATGGGAAGAAATTGGTTTTATGATGAATATCAAAAAGGCGAAAAGTTTAATGAAGATGGTAGCCCTAGATTTTCTATTGAAAACCCAGATCCTTTTCCTGAATACTTTTCAATGCGGTTGGCTACAAGGTTTAATCCTACTGTTGATCCGTCTCAATTAGAATTTTTAAAGAAGACATTGCCATTAGAAAACTTTGAACAAGAGTATGAAGCTAAGTTTTTAAAAGAGTCTGCTGGCGTATTTAAAAATATATCTGGTTGTACTGCTGGTGACTTTCAGCCACCACTAATTGGTCGTAAATACCAGATGGGTGTTGACTTAGCGCGTAAAAAAGATTTCACAGTTATCACGGTAGTAGATAAACTAACGAAGCACGTAGTATTTTTTGATAGGTTTAATCAAATCTCTTGGCCTATTCAATATAAAAAAATAAAAGAGATACATGATTTTTATAATAAGGCAACTGTTGTACTAGATTCGACCGGTTTAGGTGATCCTGTTGCCGCAGCATTAGAAGATATGGGTATGGAAATTAATTCTTATAATATCTCTAGTGCAACATTAAAAAAGAATTTAATAGATAGCTTAAGAATAAAATTAGAACAGAGTCAAATAACTTTTCCTAATATACCTGTTTTAATAGATGAATTAAAGGCTTATGAATATACAACCACTAATTCATCGACTCTTAAGTTTTCTGCACCTTCTGGTAAACATGACGACTGTGTTATCTCTTTAGCTTTAGCTACTTATGAGATTGATTCAAAGCCTAGTGTTTATAAGCTACAAAGTACTAGAGGTATTTAATGAAAATTATTTTGTTTTTAATTTTAAGCGTTTGTGCAATGTTTGCGCAGTCGTCTGGAACTGGTACAGTAGCTACTGACGGACCGCCCAGAGATTGGCATACAAAAGTTTATAATACTGTTGGAACAGACTTATATATCTGTTACGCCAAACAGGCCCAGAATAGTGTGACTACAAATGCCACATCAGTTACAGCCGCCAGCCCTACTGTTCTAACAGTAAGTACTGGTCATGGATTTAATTCTAAATCAACACCAACAGTAACAATAACTGGTATGACTGGTAGTTGGGCACCACTTAATGGTACACACGTAGCCACAATTACCGGAACAACAACATTAACTGTAGCAGTTGATAGCTCTGGTTTCGGGGCAGTAACAGGGACAGCAGCCATTGCTAGCTCAGCTCCAAGAATTACTTCTACGATTTGGGCTGTTAAAAAAGTCGGTATTAACACCACAGGAAACCCAGAGTTTGAAGCGTGGGCAACTGAAGGTTTTAGAAACGCATGTAATAACGTAGGAAGTTTGAGTTTCCAATAATGAGATTTTTATTAACATACATTTTATCAGCCGCCCTACTGTTAGCACAGGGTGGTATTAATATTGTAGCTGTCCGTGTCGGTCCTGAAAACGTAAAAGCAACGTTTACTTCACAAACTTCTATCGTTGTTACACACAACCTTAATACATTGAATATTATTGTTGATTGTCGTAATGGATCAGGTGCGCAACTATCAAACACACTTTCATCACAAACAGTTAATGCGGTAACAATTACATTTGGCGGTTCAAGTTCAGGTAGTTGTACAATTAATGGTACTGGTGGTGTAGGTCCAGCAGGAGCGACAGGTCCAGCAGGTGCTGATGGAGCAGATGGCTCTGGTTCAGGCGACGTTGTAGGTCCTGGTTCGTCCGTAAATAACAATGTGGCTTTATTTGATGGAACCACAGGTAAGCTAATTAAAGATGGTGCCAAAGGTCTACCGTCAGGTGCTGTAGTTGGTACAACAGATACACAGACATTAACTAATAAAACCTTAACAGTACCAATTGTCACACCATATATAGTATCAGAGCTGCCAGCCGCTGGTACAGCAGGAAGACTATCAATTGTTACAGATTCCAATAATGGTACTTGTACTAGTGGTGGTGGTTCAACTGTTGTATTATGCAGAGATAACGGATCAGCGTGGGCCGCTGTTAGTGCCGCCGGTGGTTCTGGTGAAACCAATACCTCTAGCAATACTGGTGCTGGGGCGCAACTAGCCAAGGCTAAGTCTGGTGTTGATCTACCGTTTAGAACTTTAACAAGCTCAGATTCTACCTTACAGGTCACACAGAACGCAGATACGGTTGACTTGATCGCGGGCGCTGCTCTTGCCAATACTGGTTTAGCTAATGATTTTACAGCCGCCAATTCTGTTAATACCTTGTACACCTCTATTTCTAGAGCAAACGAAGGAACTACAGGAACAACAACTAATAAGCTAGTTTCAATCACAGGAGCGACTAGCCAAGCTATTGTCACGCCCACTAACGCCTCTTCTGGTATCTTGGGCATTTGTGTTAGCGGTTGTGGTACTACTGGAAACGCGCGCGTTATTGTTAGTGGTTACGCAACATGTGTATTCGATGGTGCAACAACAGCAGGAGATTGGGTACAAAGATCCGGCACAAACCCAGGTAATTGCGTTTCAGCAGGGGCGACATATCCTTCATCTGGTCAGGTTCTTGGTAGAGTGTTATCCACAAACGGCGGTACTGGGTCATACCAAGTCTTACTACAGCCTTCAATAGTACCTTCTTCAGGTGCTGGTGCGCTTATCGCAGCTAACAATCTTAGTGATCTTGCTAGTGCAACAACAGCTAGAACAAATCTTGGTCTAGGTGACGCCGCAACCAAAAACACAGGTACTGGTTCTGGGCAAGTAGCGGCTGGCGACCACACACACGGTGGTAGCGGAGCAACAATATTTAGATATCAACTTGGTTGTCAAGCATCAACAGCTACTGGCAATATCTCACAGGAGGGCGGTTCCGCTGCTTGTCGGTCTATCGGAACATCAGGTATAAGAACAGGTGTTGTCTTTTTACGACATGACGCCGATACAGATAATTTCCAAATTATGGCCGAGCTACCAACTGGGTTTACAGGTACTGCAAATCTAACATTAAGATTTAACTGGAATGGTAATGTTAGTGGTAATGCTAGGCTTTCTTTAGAAACAGGGTGTAGAGCGACAGACGAGGCCATGAACTCCGCATTTTATAACTCAGCACAAACCATAACTGTTACACCGCCGTCTGCCACAAACAGGTTATCTAGCACTACAACTACTTTAACTACAACTGGTTGTGCTGCCGGTGAGACAATGTTCATAAAAGGTGTTAGACCTGGCCTAGCTGATGGCGCTGATACATACAACGATTGGTTAGAACTTTGGTCTGCTGTTCTAGTATTAGAGTAATTATAAATGAATAAATTAAGAATATTAACTACATTTTTAATACTACCGGTGTTTGGATTACCAGCAACTAGGACTGTGTGCGCATCAGGCTGCGACCACGCAGCCACAATCGCCGGTTTACAAGCAGCTCACGACGCTGCTTCTTGTGGAGACGAAATAGTTATAACCGCTGGCACAGAATTTACTGCTACTGATACACAAAAAGTAACAATCAATAAGCAATGCTCAGCAGGTTCAGAAATAATTTTTAGATCTTCCACTTCTACTGATTGGCTACCGGCAGCAGAGCAAAGAACCTTACCGACTTTTGCACCACTAGGTTGGAAGATAACTACAACTGGTAATAGATCGAATGAACCGGTTATAGACCAAAGAACTAACGGAACTTCTGGTGTCATTATAAGGGACTTAAGAGTTCACGTAGGTAGCGGAACAACCAATCAATTCGCTATTATTGCCGCCGGTCCTTGGAACGGTACAGCTTCTAGTCAGTTGGCTGATAGGATTAGGTATGATCGTCTAATGTTTACAACAGACTTTCAGGCAGGCATAGTTACAAAAACGTTATTGTATTGGTTTACAAAAAAAGCTGAAGTATATGGTTCTTACGCAGTAGATTTAGGTTGTTATAGCGCCACGTCAGGAGACGAGTGCTACCCACAGTTAGCACACAATCAATCTGTCGGTCCTTTTTCATCAAAATACAATTACTGGGCCGGTGGTTTTAGTATTGGTTTTATATCTGGTGGTCAATCAGACCATAATTACCCAGCAGAACAAGTACAGCCGAATGGTTTTGATATACAACATAATGTCTATACTATATGGGATAGATACGCGCCATCAGCATTGTTTGGCCCAGGTAGAATGATAAAAAACTGTGATGAACGTAAAGTAGGTAATGATACATTTTTTGCGTTTAATACATGTGAAGGATTCGATCGTATTAGCGGTGGTGGTCAAAGTTTTGGAGCCACTTACACTCTAAGACAAGCAGCTAACCCATTAGCTGGTACAGCGTCTCTAAATGGCGGCAGAGATCAGATTAGTATCACAATAACAGGTAGTCCTTCTGTATGGCCTGTCGTTGGATATTACGCAGCTTATTGTACTAGAGGCCCAGGAGCTTGCACAGCTTATCCTGAAACAGGTTGGGAGTTTAGACCAATAACTAACGTTACTGGTAATTGCTCAAGTAGATTAACCGGATCATGTACAATAACTGTATCTCCAGCGTTTAGCTCTGCTGTTGATACTAATAACCAAGCCGGTGTTAATGCAATGCCATGGGCAACAATCCATCGCACAACATACACAAATAATGTTGTTAGGAATACATCAAATTTATTTTTAACCCTTGGTCGAGATGAAATGGGAATAGCAGCTCAATTCCCAAACGCTAGAGTTATTGGGCTAACATTCCAAAATAATTTATTAGATGTTCGTAGAAATCCAGCATATAATGGTTCACCAGGAATGATGGGTCAGATAAAAGCTAGGCACACTTCAACAGTGCTAAGAAAAAATTCTTTATACTTTGCGTCAACTTTAACCTCTCGTCCGTGGGGCGGAGGATTCTACGCACAATGTAAAAGTGAATTTTTAGCAGCAGAAGATGATTGGTGTGAGAGTACTAAAATAGAGGGTAATATTTACCCAACTGGTGAGTATAATTCTCCAATAGCCTCTGATGCAATGACACCACAAAATACAATGAACCAACGAAATGATACTGGTTTAGTGTATAAATACAATATGCTACATGCACCGTTGGGTTCTGGTTTTAGTGAACCATTTAGATCTTTGGTTGAAAGTTGCACAGGCGGAAGACTATGCAGTAATAACTTTTTCCCAACAGATCCCACCGGTGTTGTACCAGAAACCTTTAAAGCACCTTCGTCTAATGATTTTAGAGTGTCGCAATCTCAGCTTAGAGGAGCTATGGACGATGGTACAGATGTTGGTGCGGACATAAGTTTGTTACCTTTAATAAGATATGTCACGGTTACACCAGCAACTACATCTGCTGTTATTGCTTATGATGTCCCAAATTATTGGGCAGACAGAGCTTGCTCAGTTGAAGTAGCTGCCGCAGGCACAGGGCTAATCGATGACTCTGCAAATTTTGCAATTATAAATGCGCAAAGAGCAGATTGGTTTAAAAGAGCACCATATGATTTAGAGCAAGTTGCTCGTGGTTGGACAACAGTTAAAGGTAGAAGAAGATTTTTTACAGTTGGTAGTTCTTCTGCTACAGTAACTGATGATAATTCTCAAACACGAGATATTAGACTTACTACAGGAACATCATACGATTATAGAATAATGTGTGGTGGTGCGGTTCATAGAGGTACTTTTACAACTCTATAAAATGTATATAAATATAATTATACCGAGTAAAGGTAGTCCACTAGGTTTGTGGGCTACCTTGTGTCAGTGCAATGAAGAGTTAAAAAATTCAAAGCTTATAACTGATTGGAAATTTATAGTTATAACTAATGGTGAAGAAAAGCTACCATCTAGCACAGTAGAGTTACTTCGTATTCTTGATAATAATAATAAACTTATCCATAAGCATTATGTAGAATCACTTAGCCCACCACAAGCTAGGCAAGCTGGTGTAGATTTAGCTGACTCTGAATATTTGTTTTTCTTTGATAACCACTGTTTACCTTCTAGAAATTATTTTGATAGGGCTTACTTGTTTTTCCAAGAAGATGAAAGTAATGTCTTTTTACATTCTGCAACAAAATTTTATACAGATGATTTCCCATGCTATCATTACAATATAAAGAATAACCTTAAATTTAATTTTTGGGGGGACTCTTCAACTATGCAAAAAAGTAATAAACATTACTTGATTGCTATGGGTGGTCATGGTGGATTCGCTGTAAAAAAATCTGTATGGAATTCTTTGGGTGGTTATGGCCCATCCGAACTTTTGAAAGGTTACGGCGGAGAAGAACCACTATTTGATTTACGTATGTGGTTAAAAGGCTATAAAGTTTCTTTAGAGCCCAAGATGTTACATAGTCATTACGCTGGTGATAGGGGATACCCAAGGCACTATACAGAAGAATATTATACTAATATGTTGTCAGCAGCCTATGTGGTTGGTGGTGAAGTTTGGTTGTATAGAATTTTAGATAGCTTAATAAATAATAAACATATTATGTCTAGGTCTGTGCCTAAACCATCTGTTATGGCAGAGAATGCTTTTACTCGGTGTAATAAGTTTTATTTATCAGAATCAAAAACGTACACAAAGACACTAGATGAATTGTTAGAGTGGTTTGCTAAAACAGGGGTAGCTTATTAATGAATTATATAAAAGATGAAAAATTAAAAAAACTTTTAGCTACTCATAAACATTATACAGCACTAGTACCGAAGTGGAAATTCTTTGAAAGTGCTTATGAGGGCGGATCAGATTTTGCTAATGGTAGTAACATTTTTAAGCATACCAGAGAGACGCAAGAAGATTTCACAGATAGAGGTAAACGATTACATTACTTAAACTATTGTGAAACTCTTGTTAATTTTTTTACTAACTTTATTTTTAATGATCCCATTACTAGGAACTTAGAAAAAGATGGTGAAGAAATTGTAAACATTGCAAAAGATGTATCACTTCGAAATGAACCTGCTGATAAGTTCATGAAAGAAGTATGTACAGATATGCATATCTATGGTGAGTCTTTTATATTAGTTGATGCCCCACCTCAACCAGCCGAGGTAATAACAGAGTATGAAAGACAGCTTCTTAATTTAAGACCTTATTGGGTACTAGTTAAACCATATGAGGTATTGGATTGGAAGAGAGATGTCTTCGGTAAATTTACATATTTAAAGAGGTATGTGGATAACGGAGACGGCACAGAAACTTATTATGAATACACACCAGCTACTATCGTAGTATCTGAAGTACAAAGAAATTCAAATGGTGAGCAAGAAATAATTTCTTCTTTTGAAGTTTCAAATTTAATAGGTAGAATACCAATCGTACATGCTATACTTAGAGAAAGTAGGATATACCCAGGTAAAGGTATTTCTTTCTTAAATGATTTAGCTTATAATAATAAAGAGATTTTAAACTTAACAAGTCTACTGCAAGAATTTCTTTATAAACAATGTTTTAATTTCTTAGCCAAAGAGGATGGCGACATGGTATCAGAGTCAGATACAATAGATGTCGGCCAAGCAAACGTTATTCAAGTACCTGTTGGCTCCAAGTACCCACAATACGTTTCGCCTCCAGTTGATCCTGCTAGAGAATTATCTAATGAACGTGCATTAATAAAAAATGAAATGTTTATTAGGGCTGCTCAAGACGCAATGAAAGAAATGTTTAATGGTACACAAGCCTCTGGTTTTAGCCAAGCTCAGAGCTTCTATAAAACAATACCTTTTATTTCTAGCAGAGCAGAGATACTAGAAAATGTAGAAAATGAATTATTCACGCTTTCTTGTATGTATTTAAATAGACCGTTTTTAGGATCTATTAAATATAAAGATAGATATGAGATTACTTCTTTAACGGACGCTCTAACTCAGTTTAGCGTTCTAGTAAAAGATTTAAACATGCCATCGGAAGAATTTGTAAAGCATCAATTAAAGAGACTAGCAAGAGAGTATGATGGTAAGATGCCATCAGAAACACTTAATAAGGTACTAGACCAAATTGATAGTATGAATTTTACCGAATGGTCAGAAACAATTACTTCTAAGTCTGGCTCTCCTGTAGCGCAACAGAAGAATAAGCAGACTGGCTCAATGGAAGAAATAGTTTCTGAATCTAACAATGGCAGACCGGCCTCTACTAGCCGTTTAAAATAGTGGATGACACCGATAATTCGGGTGGCCTGCAAATTTAACCCAATTTGCAAATTATGGCTGAGGGTGCTAAAGGAATATGGAAGATAATAACAAAGTAGAATTCACTCCTGAACAACAGGAAAAAGTTAATAAGTTGATTCAAGAAGCTCAAGGAAGAGCAGCTAAAGAAGTAAAGACTCAGTTGGAAAAAACAACTGAAGAGCTTCAAGCAATGCGTGACCGCATTAAAGAGCTTCAAGAGCAAGAGGACAAAAAGAAGACTACAGAGCCTCCACAAGAGTTAGTTAATAAGTTGAAGGAAGCTGAGCGGTTGCTCGGTACATTCCAAAACGAAGTAGCTTCTTTAAAGAATCTTGCAAAGGAAAAAGAAACAGAAGCAGCTAAGGCTATGGAGACAAAGCGAGAGCTTGAACGTCTGTGGGCCTTAGAAAAAGCAGCAGGTAGTGAGCGCTTCGTGGACCTAAATCTTGTTATTAAGGACACCAAGGATCAGGTTAAATTTGACGAACAATATAATCGTTATGTTGTTCTAAACCCTGATGGTGGTGTAAGAATGAACAAGTCTATGGAACCAATGACTTTAACTGAGTTCTACGAAGAGTATGCCACAACTAAACCATGGGTAGTTAACCCAACGTTTAAGGGTGGCGCAGGTTCATCTAAGTCTTCTGGTGCAGGCGGTAAGTACACGGTCGAAGACATCTTCGGTAATAAGCCGGGAGCTGCTACCAAAGCCATGAAGCTTATGAAAGAATCTCCAGAACAATATAGATTACTAAGAGCCCAAGCCAAAGAGCAGGGCCTCTTATAAATAAAGGAATAATATGCCAGTTACTTCAATTGCAGATATTATTAATCCAGAGGTACTCGCAGATCAGATTGCTGCTAAGTTTCCAACTAACTTGGTAATTGCAGGCCAGTCAGGTCTAGTACAGGTTAACACAACTTTCCCTCTAGGCACTGATGGTACAATCTTTACTATCCCCGCCTGGATGCGGGCTCCTGGGTTTTCAGCCATGTCAGAAGGCACACCAGCTACCCTAAATAAGATTCAAGCTTTTAAGGAACGCTGTGTTGTAGAACGTGCTATCGGCGCATGGTCAACTTATGACGTTGCTGACTTGGTTAACCCAGGTGATGGCAACATCATTGATGCACTATCAAGCAACCTAGCACGACGTGCTGCTGAGTGGGTAGATGATCGACTAATTCTAAAGCTAGATCTAACCCCTAACTCTGTAGACATTTCAGGCACAGGCGCAGGTACTGTAACACTAGAATCTATTACTGATGCTATGATGAAGCTAGGTGACCAGCACCAACGGGTGCTAGCAGGTGGCCGCATCATCATGCACAGCAAGGTTTATGGTGATTTGCTAAAGCTAGGCGCAGTTCAGTCAAACTACACATCAAATCTTGACCTAATCAAGAGTGGTGTTGTACAGACAATCATGGGCCTACCAGTAGAATTGTCAGACCGTGTAACCTCAACCACAGTATCCGGTGTTACCAAGTATAACACTTACATTGTTGGCCCTGGTTCTCTTGGTCTATTCTATCAACGTGATTTGTTCGTTGAAATGGATCGTGACATTCTAACAAAGCAGACCATTATTTCCGCTGATATGCACTTTGCTCCACACCTCTTTGGCGTAGATGACGTTTCTTCAACACTAGTTGCTGAAGACGCAAAGTCTGTCGGAGTTGTTAAGTTGGTGACAAAGTAAGTTATTGAAAGGATAGAGGGAGAGGAAACTCTCCCTCTTGCTTAATATGGGTTTAACATCTTATAATATGTATCGGCGCCAACAAGCAGAAGCTGCAAAGCAAGCTGAAGAAGCTCCTAAAGAAAAATCACAACCAGTAGATTCTGTTGTAGAAGTGGCTAACAATCCTGAAGTGGAAGACGAAAGCAAAGAGTCAAAGAAGAAAAATAAGTCAAAGGTAGATTAATAGTATATGACATTAACTTCAACTATTGCAGGTAAAGACTCTAATAGTTATGTTGATTTAACATATGCTAATGCTTATTTCAGTGGTCATTATTCTTCCGATAAAGCTACTAAATGGGCAGCCTTAGTTAATGACCAAAAAAACCATGTGTTGGTTGCTGCTACAAGAGTACTTGAAACAATTAAAGTAGTTGAAGAGTCAAGGTCAGAGCTAGAGTATATACCGGCCTATAATAGATTAACAGGTGGAGTAACATTTTTTTACGAAGATAAAGATAATGTTGTAAGATCAAACTATTATCAAAAGTTACAATTTCCTCGTAATGTTGATATAGATACTACAACTGGTCTATTCTTTATACCTGAAGAAATTAAAATGGCGCAATGTGAACAGGCTATATTTCTTTTAGATTTTGATGAAGATAGCATAGCAGCTAAATTGTCAGGCGTTACAAATGACGTTGTAACTGCTGGTCAAATTTCTATAAGAAAACAAATATCCAGTACCGGCTCTATGATTGCGCCCGCTGCTTACGAGTTTCTTAAGCCATATCTTAGAACAGCTACTAAAATGCGGAGAGCTTAATGGATTTAGCTAAAAAAGTAAATAAAGCGTTAGACAAAGTTAAAGCTGTACCAGGAGTAGCATATAAAAGAACAGTAACTATTTCTGGATATGACCCAGCGTTTGGTGTTGGAACTGGCTCCCCAACAATCACAGATATAAAACTAAATCCACAACCTGCTATCTCTACTCTTAGTAGGGAAAGCCCATTAGTTCTTAATGGGTCTGGTAAATTTTTAGCTACTGATTATTTTGCTTTAGTGTCTATAGATTCTTTTACTTTGAATGAGCTTAAGACTTCAAAGGTATCAGTTGTTATTAAAGATGAAGGTTTCGAGACAGATTGTGCCATCGTCTATTTTAATGCTCAAGGATTTAATAACAAGAAAGTATTTTGGAACATGGTTTTAAGAGCAAAGAGCCAGGTATGAGAAATATAATATTCACACTCATAGACTTTATAAGACAGAATATACCAGGGGTTGTTGTACATGTAGTCAGAAACAATCCTGTTGATTCTTCTTCAACACTGATGCGAGAAGACGCTGTTAATATGACATTAACTAACGTATCTCCTGGTTACCATGAAACAGATATGGTTTTGGAATTAGATATTATTTATAATGACGAAAATGCTGCTGTAGATATGGTACAAAAAATTAGAGATTTGTTATATAGCGCATCGTATACAACATTGTATGACTACACTGTAGTAACTAGCCCAGTGGCGACTAAGAAATTAGTTTACTGGGAACCCATATTTTTTAAACGAATTTTTACTGATGAAAATTGCAGATTTAATGGTTCGTTTAAAATAACTTCATATGAAAGGTTTTAAGTAATGGCAGTAATTGTAAATAAAAATACAACCCAGAATCCTATTACGACTGGTCGCACTGGAACGCAGTCCATTAAGTGGATTGACTCACCCCGCGTATATATTAAGGCAAAGGACAGCACACCAACACCTGTAACCACAAAATCAAATGGTACAACCCCTGGTGGTTGGACAGACTTAGGTATCGTAGATGGTCCTGTAGCAGTAGCATATACCAAGGAAGTAAACCAGATCAGGACTGGTGTTGACAACGTTCTTCGTCTATCATACGTTAGACAGAAGAGTGGTACTTTCCAGGCAACTCTATCACAGTTTGATGATAAGGTAATCGAAGAGGTAAGTGGTATTACTCCATCAGTAATTACCGCTGGCTCAGTGGTTCAGTTTGCTATTGGTCAGGAAGACGTAATTGAAAAGGCCATGTTGCTCGTGTCACAGAATAAGATCGACGGCAAGGAATGGCAGTTCTATCATCCAACCGCAAACTTGGTGTTTAACATTGAGAACTCAGGTGAATTCACGGTAGTAAGACTAAACTCCGAACTACCATCATTCACTTACAATTCTCTTGATACAATCATGATTGCGTCACAGTTCGCATAAACAATAAGGGGGCTAACAAGCCCCCTTTTTACTATTAATGTTTGAGGGTAAAATGGAAACTAAAAAGCAAATTCATGGAGCAACAAATTCTCCAGTAATGTCAGAAACTAAAGTGATGCTAGGTAACCGAGAATATAAGCTTGTACATCTTCCTTATAGAGACTATGTACAATTTATTTGTCTAGTAGAACCAGCGCTTAAGGGAGTACTTAATGGCGGCTTTGTTATTGACGAAGCCCTTGAAGCCACTAGTATTATTAGGCCGTTATTAGATACTCTACCAGAGCTAGCTTGGTTATGCTTAAAGCAAACTAATCCAAAGCTTACAGTAGAAGATGTAATGGAGTACGGTAAAACACCAGTAGCACTTGCCAACATTGTATTGGCTCAAATTAAACACAACAACATGATTGAGGAATTTGCTAGTTTTTTTACACAGGCGACAACTCTTCTAAGTCTGAACAAGAAGGGGTAGATAATTTATTATCTATAATAGATTCTTTATGTCAAGGTTACCATTGGGACTTTGACAAAGCACTGGCATTAACATTACCACAAATAATCATGCTTAATCACGCCGCCTGGAAATCATCAAAGAAATTTAAACAGTCATCGCCAACTGAACCAGAACCCGATGTTGATATTTCTAGTATGGATTCTAAACAAATGGCAGATTACTACTCTAGGTGGGACTAAATGATTCAAGGTAAAATACAAGGTCAGTTCACCAAGAAGTTACAAACTTTGGTAAATAAATATCAGTCAAAAAAAGTCGTCGGTTATCGCATTGAAGTACCGCCAGAACTAATCTGGTGGTACTATCAAGAGTATGGTACCGCTGTTAGAGGCGAACCTGGGAAAGCTTCAGGTGTGCCTTATGACATTAAACCAGTAATTGCTAAAGCGTTAAGAATACCACAAGGTAACGGTTCTTTTAGTTTTGTAAGAGAAATTAAAGATCACCCAGGTATTCCTGCCAGATACTCTGTAAAAAAGATTTTACCAGAGTTAGAGAAGTATTGCAAAGAACAATTTGCTAAGCCTGGAATTATAGATGACCCCAAATTTTTGGCTAAGACTTCTAAAGAATGTGCAGAATTTGCAATTAAATTAATTGCTGAAAGTTTAGATAGAAACTTGGATGGTATTAGGCGTATAGACGGTAAACTAGAAGGTGATTATCCAGGCGAAGTATTCGAGAAGCTTGCAAAAGTTGTAGAGATAAAGGAATAGTATGGCAGATAAAAATGCAAACTTTACAGAAGTATTAGATATTAAAGTAAATCTACAATCATTCCAGAAATCTCTGAATGAGGCACTAAACGCATATAAAAAATTCGTAGCCGATGTGCAGGCCGTCGGTGCAGCCGACACCAAAGGGGCAAAGTCTACTTTTTCCGCCCTTAAAAAGGGCATGACTGATTTAACAACTATTGTTAACACAGCTAACGTAGCTATTGCTCAATCGGTTGATGCTATTACTGAGAAGTTAGATAAGTTTTCTAATGCAGCAGAAAAGACATACGGTACTGTAGGCAAGACAGCTAAACAGGCAGCTAAAGAAGCTGAAGCTGAGGCCAAGAAAGCCAAAGCACAGCAAGAAAAAGATGCTAAGCAAGCACAGAAAGATAAACTCGCTCAGGTTGAGGCTGAAGAGAAAGCTTTAATTAAGCGCAAGAAGGAAGCCTTTGAAAGAATTGAAAGACTAAGAGATTTCAATAAAGGATTCCAATCAGCTAACGCCGCAAACATTGAAGCAGGTCTTAGCTCTGACGTTAGTTTTTTAAGAGCACGTTCTCAAGCAGTAGATGTAGTTGCTAGACAAAAAGCATTAGAGAAAGAAATACTAGATGCTCATCAACTTCAAGAAAGATCAATTAAGTCTTTCAATAAAGAGCTTGATAAGCGTGTGGAGCTTGAGCGCCAACTTGAAGAAAAGTTATCTAAGCGCAACCGTGATTTAGTATTACGAGACGACTTAGTTGCGTTAGAAAATTTGTCTAATGC